ATGTCCGATGCACGTTCTACGGCGTTGACGCATTCCCACGGATGGACTGCCGACAATGTGAGCTGCTTGACTCAATCCACATGCTGAACCGCGAATGCGCCATGAACAAAGGCATCATTGACGATGCACAAAAAACCATTCGACACCTAGAAACAGAACTAGACCGACTCGAAAGGCAATCCCGCCATGGCGTTTGACATGTCCGAATACGTCGATGTCCGTCATCGTCTGGAACTAGCCCTACTCGACCATCCTGACCTGCGCGTTGTCGAAGACCCGCCAGTGATTATCACCATTCTTGAACGCACATACATTCAATGCGCCGTCACAGTGTTCAGAACACACGATGACCCGACACCAACGCATGCGTACTGTTGGGAAGTCTTTCCAGGGCGCACGCCGTTCACAAAAGATTCAGAGCAACCCAATGGGGCTACAAGTGCCCTCGGCCGAGCTTTGGGGTATATGGGCTTTGGCATCAAATCAGGCCTTGCCAGTGCCGATGAAGTACGCACAGCCAAAGGCAACGCACATGATCCAAGAGACATTCAAACCGTTCAAGAATCATCCGTGTCATACCTGCCGAAGGTCAAACGAAACAACGATGAACCATGCACCGAAAAACAACAGTCATACATCATGGCCTTGTCTAAAAAACATAAACAGACACCACCAGACTTCCTAACGCTTACAAAAACGCAAGCAAACGACATCATTGACCATCTCAAAGGATTAGAGCCATGACCGAATTCTTAGGCCTCGTCATTATGGTTTTCAGTGTCTTCATGACAGGGCTACTACTAGGCCAGGCAGGTAAAAAGTGATACTGGCCATTTGGTACTTGTCACTAATTGCTTGCAGTGCCATACTGCTCACCCGCTGGTTCAAAAACTAAGACGCCGGCTACAACTGAATACGCGCACGGCCTCATCATCAGTTGCAGATGGTAGGTATAAAACAAGGGGACTTGGGTCGAGCAGTCTGCCTAAGAGCGACTGCGCAGCGTCTAAACGTCACAAATACGAATGGTGACCGTCCTACGATGTCCTACATCCGGCAACCACAGAGACAAACTGAAATCGCGGGGGGTGAGCATCACGGACAACCCAACGAATAACATGACAGCAAGCCCCCCTGGGGGGGCGCGCTAGTGGGGGGAAAGGAACACAAATGCCAAAACGCACATCAAACCCAAAATACTTAGAGGCACGCCGGCAACTACTTGCCAGCAAACCCTCATGCCATTGGTGTGGCGGCATAGCCACCGAAGCCGACCACGTCATCGAACACGACGCCGGCGGAACCGACACACTCGACAACCTGGTACCAGCCTGCAAACCATGCAACTCACGACGCGGTCAGCTGTACAAGGCAAAGAAAGACAACGCACGAATGCAAGCACGAAACGCCGGCATCAACTTGCAAACGCAAACAGAAACGCAAACACCCGATGGATTTTTTATGGACGATTCCCTGCCCCCGACCCCATGCAATGTCTTATCTTTCGAGAACCAGCCAGAACTAGCCGGAACTGGCCTGATCGACTTGGGCGATGCAAACATTGGTCGTGAACAACCCCGACTGGAAACGATCGGTGTTGGGGGGAAAACTTTTGGGCCACTTGTACAAGCCTGGGCAAAGCGTCACATGTCTGTTGATCTAATGCCGTGGCAAGTTCATGCCATCAATGGTGCTTTGACTTGTGACGATGCCGGCGACCCTTACTCTTTGACGTTTCGAGAAGCGTTGACAACTACGGCCCGCCAGCAAGGCAAGTCTGTGGCACTGGTTGCGCTCATTGGTTGGTGGATGACTGACTACGCAGAGATGCGCGGCGAACCACAGTCTGTGCTTTCTGTTGCAAACAAACTTGACCGTGCCGAAGCAATCTTTGCGCAGCTTGCGCACGTACTTGTCGAACAGTTTGGTGGCAAACAAATGGCCGCTGTCGGCCGTAAATCCGTGACCGTAGGAAAATCCGAATGGCTAATCAGGGCGGCCACAAAAAACCTGCACGGTGGATCACACGACCTAATCGTTGTTGACGAACTTTGGGACATCGACGCAGCCGTTATTGATGACGCCCTGCGACCATCGCAAATCGCTAGACGCTCACCACTTCTTTGGATGGCATCCACCGCCGGCGACGAATCCAGTTTGACCATGATCCAGTTACGCGAACAGGCACTTGCCAACATCGATGCCGGCGAACGCGGACAGTTGTATTTTGCCGAATGGTCTATGCCACCAGGCGTTGATTATCGAGACGAACAATACTGGCGTTGGGCAAACCCTGCCTTGGGTACCACCATCACTTTGCAAGCATTACGGTCTGTGTCTAAAAAGGATTCATTCTTGCGCGCTCACTTGAACCTTTGGGTGTCTGCACGTGGCGCATGGATCACGCCGGCCGAATGGGATTCCCATATCACCACCGAAGACTTCCCAACTGGCGTGCCGTCTATCTTGGCCGTTGACTCATCTGTTGACGATGCGCGCTATGTCGGTGTACATGCAGCCGTCATTGACAGCCAGGCAATCGTCAAGGTTGCATTTGTGGTGCAAACAGAAAATGAAATGTGGGAACACATCGAACGCATCATGGCTGACCAAAAAGTGCAGCTGGCTATCACGCCAACATTGGAAATCCATCTACCAATGAATCTTCAACGCCGATACCAAACCGTTGGCTACGGCGAACTGTTGCGCTTTTCTAGCCTGGTCAGGTCAATGATTCTTGAAGGCAAGGTGCGCCACAACGGTGAAAAAATGCTTGCAGAACATGTATGCCGTGCGGTCATTACTAAAACGGCGCAAGGCGTTGTTCTGTCATCGCAAAAATCGCCAGGCCCAATCGAGTTGTGCCGGTGCATGGCGTGGGCCGTGGCACTTGTCAGCAAACCAAAGCAAGCAACAAAACCCATGCTGGTCATCACAGGGTAAGTACACTCACGCTAGGTGTCTGTCTGTGTCGGGCAGGCAGGCACCACCTACCGAAAGCATCTCATGGCATTATTCAATCGAGTGAACAAAGCAGCAATTAGCCCTGCCGTTGAAAAACAAGCAGCCGTTGGTGGCACCTACGGTGGCAACGCACCGACCAACGGTGGCGTCGGCATGATCGGCCAGTACTACGCCTACCAGGAAGGCGAAGCGCGCAACCGCGCAATGCAAGTTGCAGCCGTCAGCCGTGCCCGCGATCTGCACTGTTCCGTTATTAGTGCCATGAGCTTGAAGATGTATCGCAAACAATGGAACGAAACTGAACGTGACATGGAAGAAATCGAACTGGCCCCACGTTCATGGTTGAGCCGACCCGATCCAGCAATCCCCTATGAAACGCTGATGGCATGGACCCTGGATGATTTACTTTTCTTTGGAAGGGCTTTTTGGTACATCACCAGCCGAACCCAAGATGGTTTTCCAGCATCGTTCACACGCCTGCCCGCCGGCTCAATCACCACCACCGACCAGGCAGGCCCAGTGTGGTTTGCACCGTCAAGCATGGTGTACTTCCAAGGTGGCGAAATTGACCCTGTCAACCTGGTGCAATTCATCAGCCCTGTACAAGGCGCAATCTATTCATCTGCCAGCACTATTGAAACAGCGTTAGAGATTCAGGCCAGCCGTTTGCGCAACGCCGCATCAGCAATTCCGTCAGGCATTTTGAAGCAGACAGGTGGCGAACCTTTGAGCGCATCAGAACTGGCAGACCTGGCATCAGCGTTCAATGCTGCACGTGCGTCAAATCAGACAGCTGCACTAAATGAGTTTCTGACCTATGAACCAACCAGTGCCACACCGGACAAAATGTTGTTAATCGAATCTGCAAACTATTCTGCACTCGATATCGCAAGGCTTATGAATATCCCGCCATACTTATTGGGCGTTTCAACTGGATCATATTCCTACCAGTCATCAGAGCAGGCCCGCATGGACATGTGGATGTTTGGCACAAAAGTGTTTGCAGAATGTATTGCAAGCACCCTTTCTTCAGATGCCATACTTCCCCGCGGCACTTGCGTAGAGTTTGACGTAGATGACTATCTAGGTGAAACCATCCTGATGGACTCAAACATCAACATCAATGAACCAGCCGAAAACACACAAGAGGAACTTGCATGATCCGTTTTACAACTGACCGAATCACAGTCACCGCAGCCGAAGGCGACACCACAGGCGAACGCCGCATTGACGCAATAGCCGTTCCGTATAACCAGTACGCAACTGTTAGCGATGGCACCGAAGTTCAATTCTTGCCAGGGTCGCTACCAATTGACGGCAAAGCACCACGCGTTTTCATGTATCACGACGCATCGAAACCAGTGGGCATCGTCACCGAAAGAATTGACACGCCCGAAGGAATGCTTGCAAGCATGAAAATCAGTCGCACCGATCTAGGCGACGAAGCATTGGTCTTAGCAGCCGATGGCGTCATGGATGTGTCCGTAGGCGTCAACATCATTTCTGCGACAAGAGACAAAGACGGCCGCATGACCGTCACGGCAGCCGACTGGCTTGAATTGTCACTTGTCCCCATTCCTGCATTCAGTGGTGCTACCATCACGGATGTGGCCGCGTCAGCGGAAACAGATCCCGATACAAATCCAGAAACCACAGAACCAGTCGAGGAGACAACCGAAGTGGAAGCAACACCAGCACCAGCAGAAGCCATTGAGGCCGCAGCAATCCCTACACCATCACTTCCTGCACAGGCCAAGCGCAAGTTCGCACTTCCGTCTGCTGCCGACTGGATGGCCGCATACCACATCGGTGGCGACACGTTTGCAAAAGTAAACGCAGCCGTAGCCGAATGGCAATCAGAGAATCAGACCGCATTGCAAGCCGCCGCTGGCGATGTGGCCACTTCGAATACACCTGGCCTCTTGCCAGTGCCCGTGCTCGGACCTCTCGTGCAAAATATCAACTTCGTTCGTCCTGTGGTCAACCGCCTAGGCGCACGTGCGTATCCGGATGGCGGACAACAGAAGACATTCGTGCGCCCAACCATCACAACGCACACAAGTGCAGCTGCACAATCAGCAGAGTTTGACGCAGTGTCAGCAACCACCATGGTGATTGCAAGCAACACCATCAGCAAGACAACCGTGGCCGGTCAGGTCACATTGTCTCGCCAAGACGTTGATTTCACTTCGCCTGGCGCAATGGAACTTATCCTCAATGACCTCATCGGCGAACTGATGCTAAAAACAGACGACATCGCCGCCGACGCATTGCTTACAGGCGCAAACTCATCAGGCGTGTGGGACGGAACCACAACCGACTTGATGAAATCCATTTACGACGCAGCAGTTGACGTATCAAGCGGCACCAACTTCTTCCCTGACACAATCTTTGTGTCACCTGATGTTTGGGGCCAAATGGGACAGCTTGTTGACGGTTCAAACCGCCCAGTGTTCCCATACTTGGGATCACCTGGCCTTGCAGGACAGAACGCACTTGGTGGCGGAAACGCAACCACATGGACCGGCTCAAACCCACTTGGGTTGGAAATCGTGGTTGACTCAAACTTCGCCGCAAAGACCATGATCATTACAAATGCAAACAAAGCCTTCGAGTATTACGAAGACATGCGCGGCATTATGTCAGTCGATCAGCCTTCAACGCTTTCGCGCTTGTTCTCGGTACATGCTTACTGCTCAACTTTTGTTGCAGTGTCAAGCATGATCCGCAAGATCACCCAGGCATAATCCGAAGGGCGGACAGCCCATGGCGGTCTATTCAGTCACATTCAAGCAACTGCTTGACAACTACGCAGTGCTTACACTGCTGACCGATAGCGATATCGAGGTTGGGCAAAGCATCACGGTGGCATCTGTCGATGCAACTTTCAATGGCACATACACCGTGTATGCCTTGCCCCAATACCTCTACACAGGCACAGACACCGAAGGCAACTTGCTGTTTGATGGCCAAGTGCCCATCGCCAATCAAGTGTTGTTTGCAAAGACCGCATCTGATGTCAATCGCATTGCCACGGCCACAGGAACAATCACATGGACCGTTTCCTGCACCTGGGTAACCACGGCAATGGTGGAAAGTTATCTTGGCTTGACGCTTACAGGCGCAGACGATGCGACAACGCTCACAAGAGCTACAAATGCCGCAAACGCTTTTGCATATCGTCGCAGATTAGAAGCCGGATATCTTTCTGATTCGCAAACAACTGTGCCGTCAGGCGACGTTCTTTTGGGCACCATCATGATTGCTGCGGCCTATTTCAGACAGCGCGGTTCCTATAACGCCATAGCCAGTTTTGATGGCATGGGTGTACCACCAGCAAACGGCGTCACGCCAATGATTATGCAGCTGCTTGGCATCAACCGACCACAGGTCGCCTAATGGCCTACACCGACCTTTTCAATGTTGGTATTGACAATCTGGCAACCAGTCTTGGCACCATCACTGGCATGCGCGTCGTCACTGATCCACGCAACATCAACCCGCCATGCGTCTTCATCGATGCCCCCACGTTTATTGCATATAACGCAAACATCGCAGAACTAGATGTGCCGGTACGCGTCATCACCATTGGCCCCGCCAATCTCGATGCGTTGCGCAACGTACTAGCCAACTGTGCATTGCTACTCAACAAGGGTGTCGCAGTAACAGACGGCCGACCCATTAGCCTTTCCATTGGTGGTCAGGACCTGGCCGCCTACGATCTCACTATTAAAATGAAAGTGCAAACATCATGAGTAAATACATCATTGTTAGCGAACTTGTCGGCACACCTGGCGATGAGTTCATACCTGACGAAGGAATCAACGTCGAAGCATTGCTAGACGGTGGATTCATCAAGTCCGACAACAAAGCCCCAAAATCTGCTAAAACAGAAC